AATTTTGCAAATTCTTGTGCATCTTTACTTTTACCAGATGCTAATTTTGTAGCTAATTGTTTACCTTGTTTTGCTTGATTATCTTTATTCGTAGCTAAGGTAATGGCATCCTCATCGTGAGACGGGTTGCTAGGATCGTTTCGACCAATAGCTGATTTAGTACTCAGTTCTGATTTAACTCCACCTTCTAAATAATCAGTAAAATCTTCTTTAGGTAGTTGAGATTGAATTAATCTTTTTTTAGCCTCTGCTCTTTGAGTAGGTGTTAATTGTGTTTTATTAGCGGATTCCCATTTTTTAATTTCTATATCAGCCGCATCACTTAATTTAACATTACCTGAATCAGTTAAACCTTCAGCACCTGCATCTTCGTCAGCTAAATAAGCACCAGTTAAAGTTAATCCTAATGATTTACCTGGTTGATATAATTTACCTTTTTCAAATTCTTTAGCAGCTACAGATTGTTGTCTTCCTTTAGCTAATAGTTCACTACCTTTAGCAGTCTCTCCTTTTCTTAAAGCTTCAATTCCTCTAGCTTGTTTACCGTAGCCCACTAATCTTCCTGCAGGACCAATACCAGAAACACCTAAACCAACTTCTCCTATCCCTTGAGCAATTTGACCATAATCACCTTCTCTTACTCCTTCAATAATATCTCCAGCTCCTTCAAGTCCAAATAAACCTGCTGTTCCATATTCTAAACCAGCCGTAGTTCTAGGATATTTTCTAGCTATTTGTTGTGCTCTTGATAATCCTCTAGCTTTTTGTGCAGCAGAGAAAGCTTTATATCCTGAAGCTATTGCTCCAGGTACTCTAGATACAAATTGTAATTTTTTAAATGGATTAACTACATTCAAAGCGTTATATAAGCCACTTCTATTTGGATCATATAAGGTCTGCAATAAAGGCGATGTTTGAAAAGCTTGTTTAATTCCAGTCAAAGTAAAAGGTGATTGAGGTGGACCAGACATACCACCTACTTGTCTTTTAATCACTTCTCCTTTTAGGATTTGTGCTCTGTGTCTAAATAGTTTTCGGTTTAAAATCTCATCCATTATTTTCTCTGCGCTAAGTTGTAAGCTGCGTATGCACCGATACCAGCCCCAGCTGCTTGTGCGAGAGGATTAGATCCAGGAGCCGTGGTTGCTGTGACAGCACTTTGAGTTGTAGGTAAATTAGTCATAATACCTTTTAAGAATTCTGTTCTTTGATAAGGTTCATAAGCTTGTGCTAATTGAGTTTGTCTTTGAGCATCTAAAGCCTGTTGTGCTAATTGTTGTTGAATTCCTCCAGCTTGCAACATACTAGAAATATCTGCTTGTTGCATTGCTTGTTGTTGTGCACCTAAACCAGCTAGGGCTTGTCCTGCTTGTAATCCAGTCTGTGCTTGAAGACCTTGTTGTTGTTGAGCAGCACCTAATGCGGTTTGAAATCCTGCAGCTTGTGCTTGACCAATATTAGCTAATCTAGCTCTTTCTATTTCAGCTCTTTGTACACCTTCTCTACCCCCACCAAATGCTCCTGCTTGAACAGCTTGTCCAGCTAATTGATTTTGAGCTATTTGTGCTTGTCTACTAATTTCATCAGTCACATAAGATTGATATGGATTAAAAAATTGAGAAATATTTGGACCTGTAAAAGCAGAACCTAATCCAGCTTGCACTGCACTTATACCTCCTGCAACTTGAGGAGCTCCTACCCCTGTTGTTCCAGCAGCTTGAAATCCAGATTGTTGTAATGCACTAGGTGCAGCTACTTGATAAGTAGGAACAGAAATTGGAGTTTGAGCAAGTTTAGCAGCTTCATCATATAAAGCCAGCTTCCTACTTTCTACTTCTGGTGCTTCCCTAGCTATCGTTACTTGAGTACCTGAAGAAGCGCCGCCGCCTCCTCCGCCGCCTCCGCCGCCAAATATACCCATTAGTTTAACTCCTTTTCAAATTCAATGTGTTTCATTTTATAACCGTATTTAGGCATTACTTTTTTATACCCTGGTCTCATTAATGCTTTAATTCTTTTACAACCATTAAGTTTAGCAAATGTTTCTAATGTATTAATTAATTTTTCTTCCCATAAATCCATTCTTTTTCCTGTACAAATTAAACCTTGTAGTTCAGCATAATTAGGATTATGAAAAATTCTAGTTGTCGCTAAACCAAATATCTTATTTTCAATTCCATCATCAGATCCAAATATTAAAAATAATTGATTTTCTCCTGTTAATAATAAATCTTTAATATGTTTTGGTTCTGCATAATTACCGCTGTATTTAATTGCTTCTGCAATCATAAATGTGCATAACGGCCATACGCCTTCTATTTGAGAAGGAGAAATAGGTAATACTTCAATCTCTTTTTTAATTATCTTTTCTGCTTGCATTTAATAAATCGTACACTCTTTTAAATTTTGCTTGTTGATCATAAAAGAATGCCGCTCCTTTTTTTCTCATATCTTTCATATTAGAAGGAGAAGCTCCTTCCATAATACCAGCACCTAAAATAGCATCTGCTCTTGATACAAATTCACCGTCTGCTAATTGTGCTAAAATAGTATCTTCGTCTTTATTACCATTTCCTGATCCATCTTCTACATAACCCTCTGCTCTTATATAATTATGTACATCATTTTCATCATGATCAGTTTTAGATGGTAAATAATTAATTCCTCCTGTAGCGTATCTTGGTAAAGCATTAACAATACCACCTTGATTAAATGCATACATACCACTTCTAGTATAATCGTAAGGACTACCAGATATTGTGTTTGTATAAGTTGCTCTTGATCCTAAATTACTTACCTGTTCTTTTGCTTTTGCTCTTTGTCTTGCATAATCTTCTTCTGTATAGCCTGGTGGTATTTCAGGTTTTTCTTCTTTACTTAATAAACTTGTTCCAGCTAAACCAAGTCCTAATTTTGCTCCTGTGCTTAATCCCATAAATCCAGATCCTGGAGTTTCAAGAACTCCTGTCACTGGGTTTCTAACTTCGGATGTTCCTATTAAGCTTTTAATTCCGCTTGTCATAGTTTGTGGAAGTGTTGCGACTTGTTGTGTAATAGGAGGAACTGGTCCCATTGCTCCTGGAGCAGGTCCTCCAATAAAGTTTCCTGAAAATCCTGGAATAGAAGTTGAACCAAATGCTTGTATACCTGGAACTCCAGCCATTCCACCAAGTTGTCCAATACCAAACATGGTAGCAGCATCTTTAAGAGCTGTTCTAGTTGATTTTCCTCTAAGTTTTTGTACGCCGAACGTAGCTAATGCAATTGTAAATGGATCCATATTTAAATATTATACCAGTTAATTATGGATATTTTAACCTTTATAGGTAAGATAATCAATATCAGCTTACTTTAATAAGTTCGTCTCTAAGAGTGCCTGTATAATGTCTTTCGCCAATATGGCTTATGGATTCATCAGCTAAAGCGTATATTTTACCACCTATAGAAGTCCATAATTTGCAAAAATAAAAGTCTTCCCCCATATAAGTTTTATTTTTAGGACTCCAATAAGTGTCAAAAAAGTTATAGTAATTTTTTCTAGGTTCCATTTTACCATTCACTAAAGTAGATTGATTAATGGTTAATTCTGAATAATTTTCAATTAACTTATCAAAAGCAGATCGTTTAATCATCATCATTCCAGTAGGTCCTTTTTCCACTTCTATAAAGCCATCTTTTATATTTATGTCTTCTGGATTAGAAAAAGAAACAGGAAATATTTGACCTAAAGTATTTGTATTTGCATCTGGTCTTTTTGTAAAATCTTCTCTAAACTTTTCTTCAGAAATTGTTTTCATTGGGTAAGCAATTAAACTAACTTCATGTTCTGATTTAAGTAATCTAAATACAGATCTAGTAGTAAATTCTATATCAGAATCTATAAACAACATATGATCTGCATCTGAATTTAAAAATGCAGACACACATAAATTTCTACCTTGAGTAACTAAACTACTTTTCATTAATTGAAATGTTATTTTAGTTTTGTTTAGTACACATTCTTTTTGTAAATCTAAACAAGCTCTCATAAAATGAATAGATACATCTGAATGAACAGGAGTACATATCATTAAACTATTTTTGGTTACGTTTGACATGTATCACTCCTTTTAAAAAATTAGTCCAAAAATTTCCTATAATATTCCAATCATAAAATCTTTTATAATAATCTTGTTGGAATTTTAAACCGTGTGAAATATCTTCTTTTAATATTTCTTTTGATTGTAAAATAGCTTCTGCTAATTGTATGGTTAAATTCTTTTTATTAGAAGTATAAGGAATATAGACAGGAAATTCAGCACAAGTTTCTGGTATAGCACCGAGATCCGTGGTTATTAATAATTGACCTGCTGCTAATGATTCCATAGCAGATATACAAAACGTTTCTTCCCAAATACTAGGAAAACAATTTACATCATACTCTTTTAATTTACCTACTAACTCATCATGAGGACAGTAACCCATATAATTTACATTAGGTAAGCTTTTAGC